TTTCTTTATATTTTGTATAATAAGAAAATGAACTACTAAATAATCGACTCTAATCTTATAAGCAGAGTAGATTAGTATAAACAGCATCATATTTCTCTACATCAAATGTTAATTTTTTACCATCGTTGATAAAGCAAAATTTACCATTATCTTGCTGTGTAAGTTCAGTAAAACCAGCGTAACGGAGTTTGTCTGCCGTTTCACTATCTGTTGTGATGATAAAATTCATATTTGGTTTTCTATAATCCATATCCTCGTTTCTCCTTATCCATTAGTCTGGTCTTTCTTGTCACGACTTGCTTCTCCATCATCTGTTAATTCGTCTGAATCTTTTGTGGGAGCACCGTTAGTATCAGATTCCCCATTTTGTGTATGAGAACTTTTCAGAGGAATTAAAGTTTGATCCAAGCCAAGACAGTTAATTTCTAAGAAATTTAAAGCTAATGTATCCATTTCAGAAAATTGATTTAAAGTATTATATGCTAAACGTGTAGGTAAGCCGTACTGACCAGCCTCAAGCATAGCTTTTTTAAAAGCGTCCTTTGTATATGCACTTATTTCAAAGAATTTTACTTTAGCTGGATTGCTTACATAATAGGTTAGAAATCTATTAACCCATCCTTTAACCTGTGGCAAAATCATAGAAATAGCTAATTCTGTATCAGCCTGAATTGCAGCGGTAAAGGCTGTGGTTCCTGAAATAGTAGAAGAATTTAAAATTTGTGCTCCACCAGAGCTATTAAATAAAGTTTCTGTAGCATTAGAAATCTTGTTTGTGTCATTCGCAGCATTTGTGTCAAATGATATTTGATTCAATTTGCCAGGAACAATTGCAGCAGATATATAAGATGGAAGAGCCTCATTAATCATTCTATTAAAATATTCAATCATAATAGAAGGGTCAACTTTCCACTCATCTGGTGTTTCTGCATTTGTCATGGTTTCCATTTCTAACCAAATCATTTTATAAATTTCCTGTTCGTCAGCAATAGCTTGAATATCTTCTAAATCAATTAAATTTATTATACTATTTAAAAGACCTGAAAAAATGGGCAATACAGTTTCCCAATCTTCTGGTCTTGATTTTAAACAAACACAATATTCATCTGGAATAGGTTGATATTTAATATTACTAGATTCATAAGCTCTATACATACTTTGGAATGGTTCGCCATACGCTTCTAACTCAAATTGTCTTGAACGGAAATAAGTCATATCCATACTTGCTGAAAAATCCCCAGTAGCATAAACGCCTGAAATCTTACAATAATCTGGGTCTAAAGGCAAAATAAACATGCCTTCTCCTTCTGTATAATAAGCACATCCATAGAAAACATCTTCTCTAAATGCAATAGCAAAAGCTTTTAAAAATTCATATTGTAAATTTAATTCATCTAAAATGGTAAAAGTATCCTGATATGATTTTAATGTTTTTTTAACATCTGGTACTTTTACCAAATCATATTGAGGTATTACAGACCTTGCATTTAAATCAAACATTGTAGCATTATACATAATGAGTCTGTAATAAGCATGACATCTATAAAACAAATATCTGCTTAGATTTCTTAAATTTCGCTCATTTGCACCAATATTCTGCAAATAAGAACGTAATGAATCCTTATTAAAAGCAGTGACAGTTTTTGTAGCAGTTCTAGTAACATCTCTTAAACTTTTTGCAGCCTGTTCGGCCACGGCAAAATTCTCAATATGTTTTTTGTTTTTTTCATACCATTCACGCATCTCATTAGCAGTAGGCTGTTTCTTTTCAATAGAAGGTGCAGTAGTGGACACCTCAGTTTTTTTCATTCTTTGTGCCATTCGACACCTCCTTATTATTTTATATCAAATGACCCACCGTGGTACGCATTATTAAGAGGCGTGGTGGGTTCTGTTTAAATTATTATTTTATTCGCCAAAAGAAGAAGGTCTTTTAGCTCCTCGGATAGTAAGAGAGGAGACTAGTGATTTTGCATCTGCTTTGGGTCGTTTTTTCTGCGTAATATTTTTACGTCTTTCTTGTTGTAATGCGTAAGAGCACATACAGCAAGTATAAGCTCTATCATCATGAAGTTTATTAATCTTTTCAGGTGTTAATTCAAAAGAGTCTTTTCCGGAATCTCTTTTCTTTCTTACCATGTTTACCAGTTCTTCTTTAAGAGCATCAATATTAGATAAAGCAATCTCATCTTGCCAATCCAATTTAATAACCTTTGTATTTACAGATTGAACTTCATTAAGTTTTTCTTGCAATTTCTCCTCGAACTCTTTTTGATTTAACTTTTCTTTTTTGAGCTTTTCGGTAATCTCTTTTTTAGCTTTTTCAAGCTTTGATTCATCAACATCGAAAATAGTTAAGTATCCTTTATTATCATAAGGCGCAGTAAAACTAATTTTATCCTGATTCATAAGTTCAATCATTGCTTCATACATTTCAGATTTATATTGGCTTGGAGACATAAGATGTACTTTGTCCACAGCATTAGGGAATTTCTTCACATATTCCTCTGAATAAACCTTATCAATAAGGCCTCTATGAACAATGCCGGTTTTATCAGTCCAATCAGGCATTAAATAATCGGCAATATTTACACTGCCTCCACCAGAACCAGCGTCAATATAAATTCCAAGTATATTACCATATGCGTCCGCACCAGCATTATAATCAAGAATTACTTTTTTTAAGTATTCAATCTGATCAGGTGTCTGCATAGGGGATTTTATCTTTTTTCCAACATCAATAAGATTAATACAATTAACTATTCTCATACGTTTATCAATAGTGCCATCAAGCAACTCAACGTCATATACTTCGCCAACCAAAATCACAGAGTTATCTCTTGAACGTGCAGGGTCATATGCAATAACAAATTTCTTATTACCGGTATCATTATATAAAAGAGGTTTTCTGACTTCCTCATTTCTGGTAATAACACCACGTTTGACAATTGCATTTGTACCGGCATCAGTAGTAAACTGACAATAATATTCTCGTCTAGCTTTTTCCGGATTTGTTCTCATGTCTGAGTCAATAACCGATTTTTCAAAAAGAGGAGCCATTTTTTCTCCATGTATAGTGGGATGTAACGGTACTTCACAGGTAATATGTGCGACAAAGTAATTTTTATCGCCTACAAGCATTCTCTTAGAAAAATCTCTATAAAGTTCATAAAATTTTGTGCTAGTATCACTAGCAGAACTTATATAAAATAATTGGTTAGGAATTTCTTTTGGGATGGTTCTTAATCTAATCTCATCAATTCTGTTACCATCCCTATCCTTACCAGACTTAAAGCTTTTATTGACAATAGCAAAAGCCGCATATACAGACATCATTTCGTCTGATAAGAAACCACATTCATCAAATATTACATTTCCACGCATACCTCTTTTTTTATCAACATTAGAGTTTAGCGTTTGTGTCATAGAACCATTGTAGCAACTGTATGTAAAACCGTTGCTGCCATGAGAAAAACCATCACCGGCTGCATTCTTTATTTCAACTTCTGCTTTAAAAATATATCCAGTAGAACCAAGCATTGTATCAATATTATCATTTGCAAGTCTTTCAAGCGTAGTAAATGTTTGTTCTGCCTGTGAACCTGAACCAGATGCTATATAAGTCCAATAGTTGTTAAACAACATATCTTTAGCCATAATAATTAAGTCGATTAATGTAGATTTACCAAATCCACGGGAGCAAACCAATAATACATTAGGGCAAGTCCAAGATTGTTGCACAATCCAAGCCTGTGCATCCAGTAGTTCTATGCCGAAAAAATCATTAATAAATCTAACAGGGTTACATTGATAATATTTTTGCAAATTCGCTATTTTTATTAATCCTTCAATTTTCCGTTGTGATAGCGCAAATGTACCCGGTTTTACATATATAATATTTTTTTGTACGCAACCTTCAAAATATTCTAATACATCTAAAGAATCATATTCATCCTTAAACCTCATCTTCATCACCATCGCTTTCACTAGACGATTCATCTGAGAAACAAGAATATAATTCATTTAAATTCACTAAGTTTAATCCCAAATCAATTTCTTTTTCTTTTAAAGTGTCTTTAATATCTAAATTTTCACGCAGAAGAATTCTAGAAATTTCTATATATTTTTCTAACTGGTCTTGCAAATCAACAATCATTGTTCGCTGATCAGCAACAATATCAGACCATTCTGACTCATCTAAACGAAGCTGTTCCATAATAGATTTGTTACTTAAATCCATTACTTGTTTCATGGCTTTACATGTTGCCATGTCAAATCCATTTACTTCACCCTCACGTAAATTTAATTCTTTTATTTTTTTTATTTTACCAGTCCAAGTGTTTTCACCCTTCTTGGCATTCTTATTATTCTTTAAAGATATACAACTTTCAGCAGCCAAATCTTTAATGACACTTGTTAATTGTTTTTTGCTATCTTGCAAAGATTTTATTGTTGCTGAATTTTGCTGTAATTGTTTTACATCAGACATTAAATTAACAATAGTATCATCAATCTTAGAAGA